TTCGCGCTGCTTTGGTTGCAGATAGTGGCGTCACTGCGCTTGTAAGCACGCGTATATACGATGAACCGCCACAGAACGTGACGTACCCTTTTGTGCGCTTTGGCGATATACAGCCGCGTTCAATGGATACTGACGGCACTACGGGTGCTGAAGTGACCTTTAACGTTGAAGCATACTCACAAACCACAGGGCGCGTTGAGGCCACGCAGATCGCGGAAGCGGTGCGCAATGCGTTGCACAGATCAGAAACTTCCGTAACGCTTTCTGGTATAAATGTCATAGAGTTACGATGCGAAACGTATGTTGTTGACCGTGATCGTGAGGGTCGGGGCCACAACGGAAACATTATTTTTTCAGCTATTCTGGAAACGGCTTAGGTGCCGCTGCCCTCATCGGCCCTTGGGCAAGGTCAATGACGAACGCCGTGAGGCGTCCAACATCCCATAGAAGGAGCCTGATATGGCAAAGCAACTTGGCAGAAGCCTGCTCATTAAAATTGGTGACGGCGCAGGTTCTGAAGCATTCACTGCAATCGCTGGATTAAACTCAAAATCCATCACGATTAACAACAGTGCAATTGATGTCACCACGCCTGACGCTACCACGCCGGGCGGGGCGCTTTGGGCGTCTAGCCTAAACGGCCTTAAATCCATGAGCATTTCTGGTGACGGTATTTTTCTTGACGAAAGCGCGCAAGAAGGACGGCTGAATACCATTGCAATGGAAGCTAATCCAGTGGCTAATTTTGAGTTGGTTGTTCCCGATTTTGGAACCTACTCAGGCGAATTTCGCGTTACTTCTCTTGAGTTTGGCGGCGAAACTGAAGGTGCCACAACTTTCTCTTTGTCGCTTGAGAGCAACGGAACTGTCACTTACGCGTAATGGCTATCACTGCTGATGCTCCCCGAGGTGGCGTTGTCGAAGAAATTGATGGCGTCACCTATACCTTTCTGCTGCGCAATCGTGAGATTGAACGCTTTGAAGATAAACATCGGGGGATCTTTGAAGTTTGGGATGGTTTCTTTGACCGTGGCGTGAAGCCAACTTCTAAAGAAGTGAAAGACTTGATTGCCTTGGCATTGGTCGGTGGCGGCATGAAAGACCCTGAAGCGGATCGATTGGTTGAGGCTGCTGGGCCAGCAAACTTGATGCGGTATTACCAGATTGCGCAAGCTGTGCTTGGCGTTGCGTTTATGCCTGACGTTTTTGAAGACGAGAAAGTCAAAAAAAAAGTCGACAAGGAGCAAGACCCAAACGTCTTAGTGTCCGCAGCATAATCAAGCGCGCAACCATCGCGCATTACAAACCTGACGAAATCAGGGACATGATCCCGCTTGATACGTTCCTTGTCTTCGATGGGTGGAACGAGGCTCACAGCCCAAAGCAAGCAGGGTCAGAAGCACCATCCTTAGAAGAGGCCAGAAGTTTGGCTAGGAGATACGGCTGATGGCGATTACCGCACAGGAATTAAATGTCATCCTCTCCGCTAGGGATCGGCAATTTACGAAAGCCATGGATCGTGCGCAGCGCCGTGTGCAGGGGTTTGCTGCGAAATCGCAAAAGGAACTTGGCAAAACCACACAAGGAATGAACGGTTTAAGTAGAGCCGCAAAAAGGTTAATCCCAATTTTAGGTGCTGCGCTGAGCGTTCGGTCGGCAAAATCAGCGCAAATGGTTGCTGTTGAAATTGGGCGGCTATCAAAGATTGCCAATGCTTCCACGATGGAATTTCAGAAGTTTGCAATTGCTGCACGAACGGTTGGCATTGAACAGGATAAAGTTGCCGACATTCTCAAGGACGTGAATGATCGTGTCGGGGATTTTCTTGTAACGGGCGGTGGCCCGATGAAGGATTTTTTTGAGAAAGTTGCACCGCTTGTTGGTGTGACTGCTGATAATTTTCGTAATTTATCTGGGCCAGATGCTTTGCAGCTATATGTGGACACCTTGCAGAAAGCAGGGGCCAGCCAACAAGACTTTACGTTCTTTATGGAAGCGATGGCCTCAGATGCAACGGCATTACTTCCTTTGCTCAAAAACAATGCGGCAGGTTTGCGTTCTCTTGGGACTGAAGCTGAGCGCGCTGGTCGGATTATTGAGGACGATGCGGTTGACGCTGCGACCAAGTTTCAGCTTCGTATGGATGCACTTGATGAAAAAATCCAAGCTGAGTTTTTAAACTCATTGATGGATTTGGAAGATGAAATTCAAACACTGAAAAAGTTTGTCGAAGAGTATGGCATACCAGCATTTGACGCTTTGGTAACGGGGGCGGCTGCCGCAGTAAAAGGGATCGATGCACTTGTCTTAAAGTTTAGAGAATTGAAGGGGCTTGATGGCAAAAGCGATCTTTTCGGTTCAGGTGATCTTGCAGAATTAGAAGCTGATTTAGCATTGGCAAAACAGCGGCGAGCGTCACTTCAAGCAACTATTAAGGAAACTTTCGATAAGGCTGGTGTTTCAAGGTTCGAGGACCTTGGGTTTTTTGATAGAACAGCATTAGCAATTTCTCAGGCTATGGCTCTTTGCAGCTCGTCACTCGACTTAATGGCGAGATTGAGATGCTGGAAATCCTAATCGCCAATATGAAAAAAGAAATTGAGGGAAAGCCGAACGCCGGTAATCCAAATCAGTCTTTAACTGTACCAAACAAGGCACCTCCAAGCGTTTCCTCACCTTTGCGGATTGGAATAACTGAAGGCACTTTGATTTCTAACGGCGATGGCCTTCGTATCACTAGCGATGAAGATAATCAAAAGGCGCAGGATTTAAGGGATGCATATCAGGCACTGCTAGATCAGTTGATGCCTTTGGTTGAAATCGAGGGCGCGCATGCTGCCAATCTGAAAACAATAAATGAAGCGGTTGCAGCGGGTCTGACGGACAGAGAAACAGCAAACATGCTGATCCAGCAATCCACCTTGGAAATGCGCCGCGCCAAGGACGAAATGTCAGGCATGGCAACTGTTGCAGATGCCTTGGAAGATGGCCTGACAAGTGCGTTTATGTCTGCGCTTGATGGCGCAAAAAGTTTTGAGGATGGCATTCGTGAAATGGCGCGCGATGTTATTCGTCAACTCTATCGGGTGCTGGTGGTTCAGCAAATGGTCAACGCGGCAATGGGAGCGTTTGGTTATTCTCCAGTGCCAAGCGGAGGATTTACGCGAACAGGTGCTGGCGGTCGTCAGCTCCAATCTGGGACACCTTACATGACGGGGGAGAGCGGACGGGAGTTGTTTATACCCAGCACATCAGGCCGTTTGCTCAGTCCCGTGCAAACCAACCGTGCGCTCTCTGGCGGTGACACAATTGAAGTCAGTCAGACGATCAACGTCACAACGGGCGTGTCGCAAACCGTGAGAGCCGAAATTATGTCGATGATGCCTCAGATAGCCGAGGTGTCAAAGGCGGCTGTGCTGGACGCTAAGCAGCGCGGTGGTGCATACGGGAGGGCGCTCTAATGGCGATTACTTACCCGCTGACACTGCCGTCCCACACTGGTTTGATGAATGTGAATTTGCGCGCCGTAAACACCGTTTCGATCACGCAATCTCCGTTTACTTATAAGCAACAAATCCACGCACATTCGGGACAGCGTTGGGAAGCGGAAGTTACGCTGCCACCCATGCGCCGAGCTGATGCGGAGATTTGGGTTGCGTTTCTGCTTTCACTAAAGGGGCCAGTTGGAACCTTTTTGCTTGGCGATCCTATTTGCAAAACGGCGCAGGGGTCTTTAGGCGGCACACCGCTAGTAAACGGCGCAAGCCAAACTGGTGGAATTCTAAACATTGACAGCTGCACCGCCAGCGTTACCAACTGGGTAAAAGCGGGAGACTATCTTCAGCTTGGCGCTGGCTCTACTGCAACGCTTCACAAGGTCTTGCAGAATGCAGATAGCAACAGCTCCGGTGAGGTATCGCTGGACCTGTGGCCTTCGATCCGCTCAGCTCCTGCGGACAACGCGGCTGTGACGACATCAAATGCGGTCGGGCGGTTCCGTCTGGCAACGGGCATCCAAGAT